TGGTCACAACTGATGCTTTATTGGTGCCATAGTTGGGATCTTTCTTACCAGCGGCCCTATCAATTGATTTGCCAATGTCCTGACTCTTGGGAAAGCCTGAACTGTAGATCCACATGATCTGATCACGGATCTCAAAGCCTGCCTGCTCCAGGGTGATGGCAAGATGGTGGTAGGTTCGAGCGGCTGAGAATGCCAGGATATGGCCACCTGGCTTGAGCACACGCAGGCATTCTTGATAGGTTTCTAGAGCACCTGTATTAGCATCCCAGGCCTTGCCTAGAAAGTCTATACCGTAGGGTGGATCAGTTATGATCGCATCTATTGAATTGTCCGCTAGTGTTTTAAGGGTTTCGCGGTTATCACCCTGTAGTATTTGATATTTCATTTGTGTCCTTTGTAGCAAATATCTTTTGTGTTTTAATCATTCCAAGGTAAGATCTTGTCATCTTCTTTGGTGCCTGGATTGTCTGACATTCCAAGTAAATTTTTCGCCAAGAAGATCTGTAATGCGGCATTGCCACTCATAGCGTTCTTGAGCATAGCACGCCTTAGACTGGTTTTCATGTCCTCACGGCCTTTATCTATGATTGTTTGAAAATTGTAGTTTACCACCTGATGATCAATGTCAAACCAACGAGCAATTTCTCTATTGCTCATGCCCAAAGCGGCTAGTTTGTAGACATCTTCTGGGCTCACAACCTTCTTGCGTAGGCCTCTGCCCACTTCATAGCCTAGGACTTCTACTGCTACTAATTTCTTGGGCTGTGGTCCTGTTTTGGAGGGATCACGCTCTGGTTCCACATAGGGAATAATCTCAAAGGTTTCTTGAGTGCCTTCTGTTTCAGGTGTGGCGGGTTCAAGACCTAATTCAAGGGCTTCTTGTGCATTCATATGAATATTTATTAAGAGCCCGCAGATCAGTTAAAATAATCGCTTAGGCTGAACGATTGCTGATCTTGATGCGAAAATGTCTGCGGTCAATTGAACCGTTGTCCAAGGTGATTTCAGCAGTTATCACATAGACTCTGTTCACTGTGCCTCCTGACAGATTCACAAAGGTCTTGGTAGTTGATATACCCGTTGAATGCAACACCACGGGGTCAGCATCATTGGCTCTGCTGTTGTGCGTGTAGACCACAGTGCTAAGAGCTGTGTTTGGTGGCAGCCAATCAACCCAATCCATGGTGTAGGTCAGTCTGGCATTGCTATCTTTGTAGATCCATGCGCCATCTGTGTCTTCTTGAAATCCTGTTATAGTTGTCATATCATTATCCTTTTATAGTAAGTAGTCTTGTTTCACTCAACACCATCAGCAGCCTGGTTTCTCCTGTGATAGTCAACACTCTTGACTCTGGTAGAATCCTTATGGTCAAGTTGGGATCTATGTTGATCACCAAGGCCACTGTGATTTGGAATCCCTGCACATTGAGTTGTGTTGCTACCAGTCCTGCAATCTTGCCCAGTGTGGCTGTGATCACACTGTTTACTGTGATCTGTGATGCTACACCTGCCAGTCTTTGTGCCTGCACTGACTTGGTAGCACTCACTGACAGTGCTGTGGATACACGCACCAACTTGATGGCTGACACTGACACAGCCGCTGTGCTGGTTAACGCAGCTGAGCCTTGTTCTGCTGGTATTTGCAGACCCTCAGCGGTCACTGTGGCCGTGACTGTGACTGTGATTAGAGCTGGTTGGATTCTTGTGACTATTGCATTTAGACTGCAGGCAGCCGCAAGATCAGCTGAGCCTTGTTCTGCCAGTATTTCAGTGGCTTCACATGTCAGCACAGTGTTCACCAGCATCACAGCTGAGCCTATTACCAGTTCACCTTCTTCACAGATCACTGACACTACACTGTCTAGAACTGCACCAGCAGGTTGCACACGGCCTATTGTGACAGCTAGATTAGCCGTTGTGTCTAAATTCACTCCCGTGCTGGCTATTCTTGCGCCTGACACAGCCATTTCAGTTGACACAGCCTGTGTGCTAGAGGCCCTGCGCTGTCTTGTGGCAGCAGCAGCCTGTAAGACACTGCTATTCATGTCAATTTGAAGCAACAACACTGCATTGGCAGCCGCAGTCAGTTCAGTCAGTGCCAAGAGGCCTGACACAAAGGTATTGGCCACGCTGCCAGTGATCTCTTGTGTCTGCACGTAGAGGTTTGAGCTCTGCCCTGAAGGAAATACATCAAAGGCAGCAATCTCTAACAGTTGATTTTGAGTTTGATTCAGCACTGGCGCTATAGTGCCACGCAGGAGAGTGTCACTGCCTGTGTTCAGTCTCACATAGATCTGAGGCTGTGCCAGTCCAGTCAGCGTGCCTGTGTCGCCTAGGTCTCTGTAGCCCCCGCTGTTGAACAACTTCTGTCTTGTCTCCAATTGACCAAAATCTGGTGTCGCACTGTCAAAATAGCAGACAAATTGGTGCAGGCTGCCCTGCATAGGTATTACGGATTTGGCAATATTACTCAATTCATTTAGATCTACCAGCCAACCACTTACAGCTGCACCCAACATGAAGTTAAGGCTGTTGTCTTGGGGGGAGAAACTTGAAGGACCACATTCATACACATTCAGCAGATCATCTGTGGGTGGACTAGGTGGTGTGTTGCCATCATCCGTGGTGGCTATTGTCACAGTGGCCGTTAACACACCGTCTTGATACAGTTGAGGCAACACTGTGCTGGTGCTTTTGTATATGAGATAATGGTGCCAACCCGTGGTGTTTAGACCACTAAAGGTGGCAGTTCTTGCGTCATTGCCTGAATCAGTAGGTGAGTGCAGGGTCAATGATGAAGCACCAAATGTGAATTTTCCATCCTCTTGATTGGGCACTGGACCGTGTGTGAACACGGTGCCCAAAGGCGAATGTGCCCAAAATGCCACTGCGTATCTAGCAGTCCTGTTGGGTGCAGGAGCTGCTGGCGTAGCGGAATAATCTGCCAAATACAACACAGTGTCACCCACATCAGTGGTAGTGTTGGTGTTGAACCTAATGCCGCTGTCAGGCAGTGTGGTAGCCAACTGAATCAGTCGGCCTGCCACTGCAGTCAGCGCACTGGCGGCATTCAATACCACAGTGCCCTCAGCGTTGATGTGTGGCACTGCCAACTGTGTGCCTATACTCTCAAACACCAGTGTGGGATTTACTTGCTTGTTGACCTGCGCACCAAGCGTAGCCGCAGTGTTGATATTCAGTGTGGCCACACTGGTCTTGACTGCTGCTGTTGACACTTGACTAGTCACAGTGGCGCTGGCCTGCGCCTGATGAATCTTAAATGCTAACACAGTCTGTGTGATTGCGCTGTCAAGTTGAACAGGTGTGCTTCTTGTTCTTGCTGCCACTGCTTGTGCCACAAACGCTGTTTGTGCTGACACTAGACCTGTGGCTGTTTTTGCTGCCACAATTCCCATAGAGACAAACGAAGTGGCATTGGCTGCGGCTGTTTCTAACAGACCAATCGTGGCATTTACGGTGAGATTTACAGTAAATTCAGCTTGGTTATCCTGTGTTCTAAACACGGTGGCAGCCAGCGAGGCAGAACTGTTTGCAGTGCTAGCGCCAGTTCTTGTTCTGTTTACATCACTGGCCAGAGCAAAAGCACTCAATAACGCACTGGCACTATCCACATTGGTAGTGGCCACAGCAGTCAGTGTGGTGACTGCATCAAGTATGGCTGTCATGTTCTTGAACACATCAGCAGTTAATGTAGGTGTAAATGCTGATGTGATTGTGCTTGTGGCTGTTCTTGTTCTTGCTGCCTCAGATGCCACACTAGTCACTAGGTTGAAACTAGCACCAGTGCCAGCTGTCTTGTCCACTGTGACTGCCTGATTGAATTGTGTTGACAGTGTGCCAACAGCCTCTTGAATGCGTGTCACCGTCACAGTCTGCGTGGCCACCAAATTCACAGTTAAAACTGCTGGTCTATTCACACTTGCTAGAGCAGATAGAGTTAGTGTGCTCACCAACGTGGCTTGAGCACTTGATAGTTCTTGTGCTGTGGCAGTTAAACTAAATGCAGATGTTAAGGCGGCTGCACCTAGTAGAACAACTGACGTGTCATCATCAAGGTTGTTGTCAAGATGCAGTAGAATAACCTGTGTGACTGGTTCGTTAGCAATGACAGCAGAATAACCTTCTCTTGAACTAGATCCAATTCTATAACTGACTTCATCAAAATAAACTGTTTTAGTGCCTAGGTTATAACTGCTCTTTAGATACAACTTTCTATTGGCTGCTGAAGAAGGTAATTTAAATGCTTCTGTAAAACTAACTGATGATCCAACTTGATTATTATTATAATACAAACGGAGAACACCACTGGCTCTTGCCACTGCTATGTGAACCCATTGGCCAATGGCCACTACCTGAGTGGTAGTAATGCTGGCAATAACATCGTTATTGCTTACATAGGTAAATTTCAAATATCTATTGGTAAAATCATGTCCAATGGCCCATGAACTGGCAGTGTTTACGCTGGCTAGTCCTGCAGTGACTTGACCAACTCCAAACAAAATTGGTTGAATACCACCGCTGTATTCAACACCGTTATCTATGTAGACCCATGCTTCTGCCACAAAGTCTTGATTGTCACCAACTATAAATTCACCTGTGGTTTCAGAAGAATAGCTTGACGAGTCTGATGAAAGTTTTAGTGCGTGTGTGCCATACTGCTTTGGCGAAGTCACAAACTCATGAGCACCAGACACGGTTCCACTCATTGGTCTGGAACTGCCAAAATATCTTGTGGTGAATATGCTTGAGGTGCTGGCTAAGGTGGCCTGACCAAATTGCACATTCTGTGCAGACACAGATAGTGAGCTGGTGCTTTGGAATACTAGACTATTTGCTGCTGTGAAATTGCCATTGACTGCGACGGTTGCTGATGTTGTGCTGGTAGTGTTGACATCAACAGTTTTGGCAGCCTGTGCATTGAGATTGGCAATATTATCAACAGCCATTGTGGCAGATCTGTTAACAACACCAACTGTGGTAGCGGTAAACACCACATCTAGTATGGCTGTGTGATTCTTAAATGCAAGAGCAGTAATGCCTGGAGTAAACAAGGCACCGCAGTCAATCACAGCGGACAATAATTTGCCCACAGATGCTGATTGTGCAAAGGCAGAAGAGATATCACTTTGAGCAGTTTGTGTTCTAAAGGCGTCAGCAGTTTGTGTAAATGCGGCTGACATGGTGGCAGCTGCCTCAACTACCTTGTCGCCTGACACTGACATTGTGGCAGAACTACCACTGGCAGCGGCGGCATCCGCAGTATAGACAAAATAGCCTAGACTGGGGTTATAATAGTCTTCTTCAATATAATATAAATCTGCCACCTAGGTCTCCTTAGGTATATCTATTCACGTGGCTAACACGAACTTCATCAATGTAGGCATTCATGCTTTGACCAAATTCTGCACCTATTGAGAATATGGTATTTCCTGCAGTTGGTGTGTTAGTCAATGCTGAACTTAAGTATTCTACGCCATTAACATAGCCTTTGGCACCTGTAGCTGTGGTAATTAGTGCCATGTGATACCATTGACCTGTAACTAGATCTTTAGTAGTTGAGTGAAACCAATTATTGCCACCTGACCAATAATAAAAACTCATGCCTTGCTCAGTATTAGGTCCAAATGCCCAATAGATATTACCACCTTGATCCATATGCCCCATTAACTTAGGTATATGGTTTGGTGAATTTCTTGATATGTCAGTAAATGAACTAATATAAACCCATGCTTCAAATGTTCTTGGCACGGCCTGTAGATCCCAATCACCACTGTCTGGTGTTGTGGCACGATCGCCACCAGTGCCATCTACTCTCAGTGAGGCTGTGCCAAACTTTGTCTGCGTAGTTGACAATGAACTAGTAGTCAATGTTATGGTTTTAGCAGTCCTACCACTTCCATTATCATCTGTTGTTGATGTGGCGCCATTAGTGCCATTGAAATGCAATAACAGTTTGGTATTTGAATCATCAGTAAAGGCAGCAGTAGGAACTGAAAATGCACCTGCCGCAGCCGCAGGACTAACACCAACCATTGAACATAGAAAGCCACTCATTATGATACATTGCCTGTTATGATGCAACGAGTTCCACTTAGGAACAGGATGTTGCAGACTCCACGAGTGGCCAATGATACAGTGGCCTTGTCTGTGTCAGTGCCTGCAATATAGGCATCTGTAATTGAGCAGGTAATGGTTATGGCTGCTGAGTGATTGTTGGCAATCACAACAACATCACCTTCTGCAAATGTAGAGTTAGGTATAGTAATGCTACCACCACTACCTACTTGAACATACTTGCCTACATCACCTGTGGCCAATGTATAACTTGAAGTCTTAGTGCCTACTGCGGGCAAATCTCTATAACCAATAGGATCAGTGCCATTTACCGTGCAGTTGGTCAATGTGCCTGATGAAGGTGTGCCCAATGCACCACCTGAAGTTAATGGGGTTGTGCCATTTGAAGCGGCAGTCAAGCGGCCTTGTGCATCCACGGTGATTGACGCATAGGTATATGAACCCGCCGCAACTGCGGTGTTGTCTAGATTGATTGTTAAAACATCTGTATTTGACGCTACTGAACTAAGTCCAGTGCCACCTGAGATGGTTAAGGTGTTGCCACCTGAAACGGTTTGATTGGTGCCACTATCACCAGCAACGGTGAAGTTCTCCATCTTGTCATTATTAAGGTTGGTGATGTTGGCATCACCTTCTGTCCAGGTTAGTGCTGAGCCTTTACCTGCTCTTGTGACAATTGTTGACATTAGACACGCTCCTAAAAGTTAAATGTAAAACAAGACTTGAGGAGTCCGTGTCTCAAGTCTTGAGTTTATGACTATTAGTCTAGGCTGATAGTCAAATTGCCAGAACTTACCTGGAATGTGTCACCTGTTTCAATGGTCTTGCTGGTTGTGACTGCACCGTAGAACAACACGTTGCCTGAACCTTCTACATCACTGTCAACCACTGCCACGTGAGTGATAGTTCCAAAGTTGGCAGTGGCAGTTGGGAATGTCACGGTAGCGTTGGTAGCAGAACTACCACTGGCTGCGGCTGCAAATGTCACTGCTTGACGAGCATAGGCTGTGCCTGAAGTAGAAACTTCATTAGTGTGGCTGCCTGCTTCGCCTGGGCTGGCTGTGTAAAGAGCCAAGAAGCGTGATGGCTGTGTGTATGCTGTTGCGGTTAGAACGTGGTCGAGAATCTTGTTCTCTAGATAATTTGATGCTGCTGACATATTTGTCTCCTTGATTGATATGTTGTCTACTCAGACAACATATGGTTGTCTGTTATAGGAAATGTTCCCTACAGACTATTTAGTAGAAACGCAGAAAAACATCAGAAAACCTAGGAAATCAATGTAGGTTAACCCAGGCACCACCCGCATAGCCCTGTATCTTGCTGTCAGTTGAATTGTAAATCAACATGCCATTGAAAGCAGTCAAGGCATTGCGTTGTGTTGTAGTAAAGGTCTGTGCAGGATATTGCCAACTTAGGTCTGCCTTTGCTCCGTTTGGAGTTGTCATTAATACCTTGTAATTGTCCGCACTGGGCGCAGTAGGCCAATTTTGATTGTCTAGCTCTATTTCACCTAGTGCTGAGCTGTGCATTTCTACTTGGCCACTGGCATGCACTGTGACACTGGCACGCCCGCTGTCAATTATGATACGGGCTGTGGTTGTATTGGCATTGGCTCCTGATGTAGTAATGCTCACATTGTTTTCAATTAAGGCCTTGATTGATTTGCCGTTGACATCTAGATCAGCACCTAGGTGTAGGCCATCACTGGCATCTGTAAACAGGGCTGGGCTGTTATTGATTCTAGTATTGCCATCAGCAAGATCATAGAAGGCAAAATCATATTGATCGCCTGCTTGAACAGTGCCGCTACCACCTGCTGAGCCATTGGCTGCGGCTGTGATGCGTCCTTGTGCGTCTACTGTGATATTGGCATTGGTATATGATCCTGCACTAACCGCTGTGTTGTCTAGGTTCAGTGTCAGTGTGGTGCCTGCTACTGAACTGGTTAAAGCTGTGCCGCCTGCAATCTGAAAACTATCATTGAGGTTGTTGGTTATAGTGCCGGTGTCGCCTGTCACTGCAATAGTGGCATCTGCTAGATTCTGAAAGTTGGTATCTAGTTCTGCATAGGTCAGTGCAAGACCTTTGACTGCTCGTTTGGTAATTGCGGGTTTAGCCATGATTTATTTCATTTCCTTAAGTTTGTCAATGACACCTGATCTCAATTCATGCAACATGATCTCATTAGAATTATTTGAAGTCTTAATTGCTTCTATCAAGGTGTCAATGATCTTAGATTGAACTTCTACTCGCTGTGCCAATAGATTGTGGGCGGCTATGACATTCTGTAGATTGCGATCCATGTTCACCATGGCTTCATAAGGGTCAAAATTACTATCAAGCATGGGTCTTCTCCTTGCGACGGCGTGTTCTTGGCATGCCATTCTTTGATTGATTGCATTTCTTAAAATGATCTTGTCTACTGATCAATTCAACATTGTTTATGTGCCAACCTAGATCTGGATCACTCATGGTCAAACAGATGCTCATAATGGTTCTGCCTTTTTTGAGATAAAGATCATCCTTGCGCCATAGTGCAATGTATTCTTGTTCTGTAATAGTCCACGCTTCGCCACGAAAATGAGCCTGGGCTCGTGCTCGTTGGCAATCAGTATAGAGTTTGTGATCAACGGGATCTGTTCCAATTAACCATGTATGAGGTCTTAGTCCGCTTCTTGGCATAATATATTTATTCTCCGCTGGTATAGGTGGTTATTGAAAAGAGGGCCAACATGAATTGGAATTGCTCAGTGGCGTCATAAAAGATGTATTCGTCTGCCATGGGGTTTGCCCATTCACGGCATTGAATGTGGGGTTCAATTTGGTCAAATTCTTCATCTGACATTGTGCATAGTAGTTTCATTTTTTATCCAAAATAGCGATTACTGAGGAGAACCGCAACAGTATAATGCTGTGTGTGCGTGTGTGTATTAGTAAGAGTCAACATATTCATGTATTGTCCAATCAAGTTCAATCACAAACCCTGTTTGTTTTTCAACTTCATATTTCAATCTATCAATATCAACTGCTCTCTCTGAACTCCACCCGTCATGTTCAATGAATGCCTTGTTCTTGGTCTTCTTCAAATGCTTCTTAATCACCACTCTCACTGATTCCTCTAACAATCTATAAATCTCACTCTTCATCTTGGCATTGAATCTTTCTCCTTTCCTCAATGACTGATGCAGTCTAATTGCCTTCCACATTGCTCTAACATCTTTCTGATATTGTAGAATGTATTCATTGTCTTTGAGTTCAGAGATCATTAGCCTATTATAGTCCACATAGGCAAAGATCATGTTTTCATGCCAAGCAGATATACTGCCACCATTTAGAATGGCTGTGAGTATTCGTTTGATTGTGTGTGTGTCTAAACTCAATTGATCACTAAGCCGTTGTCTTACATCTGTTCTGTTAGAAATATATTCACTAAGTGCTGGTGTAGCTTGATCAAAACCCAATTGTTCTGCGTGTTGTAGAAGCAGTGATTGAGCACAACATTGGATGTCATACTCATGTCTGTAATTGCTGGCCCTAAGCAAAGGTAGTTTAATGCGTTTGGGTAAATTTTGCAGAGGGTGGTATTCTCTATGCCCAGTGTCTTTGTAATCAAATAGACCTGTGTTTAACTGCTGTTGTAGGGTATCTGGGATATTCACTGGAACTGCCACTAGACCCAATTGTTGTTTTAGAAGACTAACACCTTGTGGATTGCTGGTATATTTTTTGCATTGACCTGTTTGGATATTGTAATAGGCATCAGTGCAAACTAGCAAATGATCCTTAAGGAACTTGCCTAAGGGTCTGCCCTGCCAACCAAAATGTCGGGCTATCTCTCTGCTAGACAACCAACGGCTTTGTGTGGATTTGATGTATTGTTCTACAAATGTCAATGCTGATATTGATCTAGCACGAACACGAGGGTCATTGAAGTTAGGTGTATAGGTCATTTAAAACTTCTATCACGTCTTTGAAGTTCTCTAGCAAAGAAGTCAGCCCAACTACTACTACCTAAATTTAGTATGCCCCACTTGATGTAATGCGTAGGTAGGTCTTTGATCATAACACCTAGGTATTTGCCCTCATAGGTGATCCTACGCTCAGTGTATTCTGTTTGACTTAGGCGATTATTCCATTCTAATGCAGTCATTTTCTTTTTTAGTAAAGATCTCATTCAAATAGATCTCCAAACTTATCACTGCCATTGCGTTTGTCTTCTTCTGCCCAAAACTTCTGAGCATCCGCCAACACTTCATCCAAGGTGTCAGTTTCCCATTCAATGATTGGTTGTGAATCCGCATTGATTATGGTCTGACCTTTTTTGGTGCTTTTGTTAGTGGTGTCTAGGTTTCTCAGCACAAAGCCGTGTGTGGGGCTATTAGTGATGTGTTGCCAGTGTTTGACATTGCGATTGGGTGCGTCAATGTAGGTGACATACTCTCTACGGTCTTTGACTCCTACCATTATGATAGTGGTCATTTCAGTGCCGTATTTTTGACTGTGTCCCTGTCGCTGGTCTAATACAATGTAGGGCTGTTTGATTGCCATTTTGCTCTCCTAAGTTGCTATAATGTATTTATAATAACATAACAAAAAGCTGTTGTAAAGTGATAAAACTGCCAAAGCAGTCAAGGCGAAGCCCAAGATTGCCTCGGGCTTCTAACAGAGTTGGGTCCAATGGCAGTAGAACCCAATATATGTGCAACCATCTTCCAGGAAAGGACTCTGCTAAAATTATTTATCTGATTGCTTTTTAGTGAGTTTATTTCTGGCAGTAAATTCTGCTTTGGCCCAATTGAGAAACACTTGACAAGAAGGACCTTGTGGCAGTGTGTATAGTCCTGTGTTGGGATCACGATACTTGTTGCAGGTCTTGCAACGCTTACGCCAATGTGCCACGTGATTGGGCGCGGATTTATAAAACTTGATTTCCATTTGTCTGCCATTCTCACAGTGAGCTCCGCAGTCTTCGCAGTCTATGGCCTGTATTTTGACCTTGACCAATTCAGGATTGTGTGTGGGATTGATGCCCTGAAACATATCTATAAAAACTTCTTCATGTTCTTCTTGATACAACCATTCTTTTGTGGGGCGACCTTTGCCTCTGGCCTTTTGTTTAGATATTTTGATATCACTGGCTGTGAGTTTGGGCATACGAAACTCTGCCACTTCTGACAGTTTGAGATTGAGTTCATCTTTGGTCATACAGATAATTATTAGATGGCATTCTATTGCCTATCAAATGTGGCAGGGACTGGTCTATGTATTGCTAGGCCTACAAATGACAAATTTCATTTTGAGCCCATAAAAAATCGCCGTTGCTGACATCAACAACCGCGATATTTTTGACTGATTTTTCTAGATGGCGTTTAAATTTTCTGCACGAAGTCTACAACTGCTGGTAAAACCACTGCACCTACCAACAACAGCAGTATAGCCCACACTCTGGTATCCATTTTCTCCACTTTCTTTTCTACGCGATCAATGTCTTCTGCCATGTGGGCAAGATGATTGCTTTTAATTATTTCAATTTCTTGAGCCAGTTCTTTCAGTGTCATATTAGTCTGCCTCTGCTGAGAGTGTGCTGGTAGCAGTGAAGGCAGCGCCAACTGAGCCCACCTGTGTCATCAGCCTTATCACACGAAACACGCTGCCATCATAGACTCCCACGCAGGGCTGTCCCGCATCACCATCTGTCAAATACACAAGGTCGCCAGCTGAGGGACTACTGGTGCCAAGATAGGTGCCTAGATCAGCAGTCACTATGGGATAGAGTCTCAACACATTGCGTATGCTGATAATGCCTGTTGAAGGTTGCAGTGTAAGAGTGCTGGTTGGTGTCTGTGTGGTTGGCAGTAGGCTACCTGGTATCTTGGTGTTGCTGTCCAATACCACAACACCACTGGCACTGTTTTCACTGGCAATCAGGCTATTGAGTGCTACCACTGCATTATAGATGTCTGCACGAGCCAGACTGGGATCATCATCTGGGCTATCTAGATTGAGAGTGCTGATTGTGGTTCCTGATGGAAATGTCATTGTGTTATCCTCTTGATATTTATTTTTGCTTAGGCCACCACCGTGATATTACCGCCAAACATCACCATTCTTGGCAGTGCAGTTATGGTTAGATCTACTACACCGTTTCTGGCATCATTGTCTATGCCAAACAGGGCAAAACTTGGTGAGGCTGCGGTCTTGCTTACTATGACTGGTATCAACACCTTGCTGGTGGCTGTGTCGCTGACATAGAGATTGACATTGTAGGGAGTGGCAGCATGTGGCTCAATGTTGAGATCATAGATCTTGCTCACGCTCACTGTGAGTGGTATGGTTCTACTGGTGATTGACCCTGCTAGAGTGCTGGTGTCAACATCAGGTATTTTGAATGTAGTTTTGGTTGTGTTGGTGCTCACTGTCATTTGTCTAAGTTCTGCTCCTGTGCAGATGCCCGTGACATAGACATATTGTCCATAAAACGCAGAGATATTGGTATCACCTTCTTGTATCACATACTCTACTTCTTCGCCATTAAACAGACCTGTGTCGCTGACGTGTATCACGTAGCTCATGGTGCCATCAAAATCTGCCTGTATCTCAAGATTGAAATAGTCCTTGCTGCCAATATCCAACAGTGGCGCTGTCCATTTGATAGGCAGTTTGGTTGTGACATAGTCAGTATAACTGCTCCAAGTGCTAAGAGCACCCCAACTACTGCGGCCAGTGGCCTTGATGGTTATGGTTTCTAGATCCAATTGTCCCTGTTGATAGTAGACAAAGCCAGTGACTGGTGTGATACTGGCAGTGACGGCAAAGGCCAATACAGGCCGTATGGTCTTGCGGGCCTGTGCAGTTTGAGTGGCCTTGATGTTTAGTTGTGCGGATGCTAGTTGAGTTGGCATGAGTTGTCCTTAAAACACCGTGTCGCCATTGCCTGGCTGTTCCATAAATCGTGAATAGACTCCATTTGATTGTAGTGGTGGACCATTCCAGGGATTTGAAAGATCGTGCATTTTATCAATACTAGGGCTATCAATAGCTTCACTGAGCCTGCGTTGGAAGCCTGCGTCTAGGGAGTTATACACGCTGGTATCATCTATCACTATGGGCTGAACACTGCCTTGTATATTGGTAAATCCATCTACTTCACTTCTATAATCTCTATCAACAATTTGATTTCTAGTTATAAAATCACGTATCAACAGACCTTTGGTTGCTATTGTGCCTGAATCTTCTAGCACAAACAGATATTGATGCTGTCTGTTAACTGATTCAGCATTGCCTACGCCAAACCTGCTGATAGGAAATACACCTGAGATTTTTGGCGAACTTGTAGGTTCTCTAAAGGCATTGGGTGCAGCACCAAATGAATTTGAAACCAATCCTGTGCCATATGACGTGCTGCCACCCGCCACTTGATAGTAGGGATTGAAATAGTCATAATCAATAGGGCCACGCAGATTGAGTGTTTTGAATCCTTCCGCATCAGTGGCCAACGAACTCAACTGCACTCTAACTTTCTCCCAAGGTCCCAGTTGATAGTATTTAGGCACATTGGTCACTGTGGTTCTAGTGACACCTACACTGTCATAGACTCTGCGGAAACAGATGATGTGTGTGGCACCTGAGGGTGGTGCTTGAAAACGCAGTTTCATGTATTGATTGATAGGAAAGCCTGTGGCAGATTTACGCAGTTTATAACTTAAAAATGTTGTGCTGTCGTAGACGTCAAACGGCAACACCTGTTTCTTGATAAAGGATCTAGGATTGATTGTGGGCAATGCTGGAAAGGTGGTTCTCAACGCACCTATGGCTTCACGGGTGTCTCTCAGTGTGAATCCAAAGAAGGCATAGATGTTGTCCTCTCGTTGATTGCTGGGCACATAGTATCTGGCATAAAGACTATTGGTGGCTTCAACCACGTCAGGAGTGCCTGCAATTAACACACTAATGACCCATTCATATTTGGCATTCAAACGGAATCCTTGTCCTGGTAGATCAAACAACACCTTGTTTTCATTGTTGGTCACACCAGGAATGTCAAATTGTCTATAGTCAGGATTGATACCAGGAATCATTTCACGGAATCTCAATCTATAGCCACGCCATCTGCCGATATTGGTCACAGGTGGATTGAAAGTGAATTGTATTCTATCTTCAAAGGGAAAGGCAAATATTCTAAATACGCTAGGTGTAAGTTCAGCACCACTATTGCTGGTTCTGTTGGGATCTTCATCAACGGTTTTGAATGTTGAATTAAATCCTGCAGGTATCAGTTGACTGCGCTGTGAGCCACTTGTGGCCAATGAGGCAGTGCCAAACACCACATGATCAAGGTTTCCAAGACCATCTTTTTCTACTAGACCTCTTGCAGGACCCATTTGTTTCAGTGCTGGTTGTCCGTCAGTGTAAGTGAGCCTGACCACAAAATCATATTTTTGGGCAATGTCGTTGGCAGTGTCGGGTATAATGTCGCTGGGGAAAACTTTAGCTCCAAATTCACCCTGCAGATCAAATGTGACAGTTTGACCTGGCTGATAATTGCCTAGAGTAGCAAACTTCTTGTCTTCATAACTGTAAAAGGTTTCATCGCGCTGTTTGTAATAGATCCTTACACCATCTATGCCAGCATTGAACGGATCCACAAAGGCATTGCTGATCTGTCGCAGTGTCATGGTCATTCTACGTGGGTTTGAAGGTTCACCTGATGCCAATTTAGGTGTGATGTTCAACTCCGCTATGTCATCATCATAGCGAGGTGTAGAAGGTATATCACTGGGTGGTGGCGCCCAACCTTCAGCCACTTGAATCACGCTGGTGCTGGCAATGATACCTGGCAGTTCTCCTGTGTTGGCACGCACTGATGCTGTGGTGCGAGTCACATTGATGCTGTGACTGTTGTCTGTGGCAAAGGCTCTGATATAAACTTCGTAATCACCTGGTGGTAGGCTAGGGCCTAGTGTGACTGGAATATCTCCACCTGGACCTGGTTTGGTGTCAATGCGCTGTTCAATCCAGGGTGATCTAGCGTTGTATCTCCAAAATAGTTTGGCATATGAATAAAGACCATCTTGAGGCTGGGTGAACACAAGATTGATCAAGAAGTTTGTGGTGCCTACTCTAGTGGCTGAACTTGATTTTAAAACCAACACAGCGGCAAATGGCGCTGGAGGAGGCACAGGCACCACAGGAGGATTCACAGGAGGCACCACAATGACACCACCACCTACACCACCACCTACACCACCACCGCCTGGTGCGTTGGGATTGGTAGGTCCTGGGTTGCTGGGTGTTGACGGCACATCTCTAGGGTAAATGGCATTTTGTGGAGGCACCAATCCAATCAGAGGTGTGTTTGAACTGCCTGGATAGTAGATGATTGAACCTTTGGGCACATAGACTGCCAGCACAATGTCTTCTTCGCCTGCTCTCACGTAGGGATAGATGTCATCAGGATTGCGAACACAGCCAATATCCACGGTCATGTTGTCATTGACTCTGAGTGAAATCACACGCCAAGGATCTGTGCCAAAATTCAACACATTAGATTGGATGCGTATGTTATCACCTGGCTCTAGTTCTAGACCTTCTGATGATATGGTTAGTGAACAGGTTTCTTGTCTGCGGCTCTTGTTGAACAACAAGCGAGCCATATCTTTGGCCATGGCATAGTTGGTCAGCGTGGGAAAGGTGGCATCCAGTTTGTTTTCTCTGCCGCCATCACGATCTATGTAGATCTGTCGTTCTGTTTCTGATTCAGGATAGATCACCTGTTGCACTGAGAACTTCTGATCTGGATCCACATATGAAACTGACACCACATTGTATTTGGCTGACTTTTCAATGCCAGTGTAGGTGACATTGCCCACGATATCTACCACATTGCCAGTGTAGCTGCTCTTGAGGAAAGGCTGTGCCACAGCAGTCATTACTATGGTGGCCACACCACTCAAGACATCTGTGTCATTGCCAGCATCTTCAATACGCAGTTTGTATTTGCCCTGCACATAAGGCATGTAGGCTCTAAAGCCCATCAACAGTGTTTTCACATTGGCAAATATGGTTTGATCTGTGGGCAATACATAATTACAGGTCATGATAGGACCTGTGATGTCACTGTTGGTATTAAGATATGTCACAACCTGATTGCACTTGACAGCGGCCTTCTTCCACGAATCCCAATGAATGTCATCATTGGTTAGACCTTTGCCATAGCGAGGATTGCGTAGATAGTCTAACAGTATCTCAGCAGGATTGGTTGAATAACGCACAGGTGCGTTGTCATAGGTGGTTGATTCTGGATTGGCTACCAGCAGACTGGCTATTCTGCGTCCCAGTAGACTGATCTGCACCTGTGGTATGTTGCCATTGAATGGATTGGTATCAGCCTCAGCCTGTGTGGTAATTTCTTTCCATTCATATCTTGCGGCCAATACTGCCAAGCCATTGAATCGCATGTTGGCAGTGAAACTGGGTGCTTCAGCAAAGATGCCTGCTTTGGCAGTGGTGCCCACAGTGCTGGATGCTGGATTGGCAAAATACTGTCCTGGGCTCCACTGCAGGCGAACACGGCCTGCATAACGATCTGTAGTGACGTCAACCACCTGTCCTGCATTTAGGTTAGCAGTCAGCGCAATTGGCAATTGCCAATCATCAATGAACACTTCACGAAGTCCTTCTACTAGGCCTTCTGAGAACACATAGACCACATAGAGATATCTGTTGTTGCTAGATCCTGTTTCTGCAAACACCACAGTGCCGCCTACCTTGCGATAGCCATAGACTACTGGGATTGCTACATTAGAGCCTTCACTCTGCAGTAGCACACCCTGCTGTCTTGCTTCTTCTGCTGCCGCACTAGGTATGTCAGGGGTCCCTCCCAACATGCCCATAAATGGTTGTGCCACGAAGTTGACCACTGAAGCAGCCACATTGACCACTGCCTTGACCACACTGCCAACAACCTTGACTACAGCCTTGACTACTGAGCTAACCGCATTGCCAATGGCTTTAAAGACCTTACTCATGGCTTAGTTCCTTGTTCATCCAAACACCTGGAGTAAATTCAAAATGTTCAAACAGTCGTTGTGTTCTTTCTGGATTGATACCAATATCGCCTGCTGTCATTGCACGGGCACCTATAGTTATTGACCACTCTTTGAACTTGTTTAAGAGTTGGCGAAAGTTATCCATGTTCTTGTGCGTGTCCAACAGATAGATAAAAGCAATATTGCTATCAATAATGTCTTTGTTCCAAGGGCATTCTGAAGCGTAGCCTGCAATGAATCCTACCACTCTGGTGCCTTCGTAGGCATTGAACCAGCAGTGATCATAATTGACTGCATAGCGTTTGATTGTGTTGATTACTGAGTTTTCATCATACTCTTCTGCAATGCGAGGCAGACTTTCAATGGCTTCATCTCTGTAGTATTGAAAACATATAATGGTGGCATCAAACTCGCTGGGTTGCATTTTACGAACTATCATTAAATTCTTCCCCATTTGTATTCTGTCTGTCCCACAAAACCACTCTTAACAAAGCAGTCATCTGCCTTTTGTCCTTGAAACAACCAGTTTGACCAGTTGTTGGTCTTGCGTCCATTGGTGCGTTCAAAATCCGCGAATAGACTGGAGCAGTCTATGGTGATCTGACAGGAGTTGGCAGTTTCAACCACTGCATAGTTGTAGATAATACCGTCAAACATTAAGATAGGGGCAGCAACCAAATCTAATGGTCCTGTGCCACTTGCGCCAAAATTAAGAAAGGCCTTGTAGACACACACACGCTTGCCTTCAATTTCATTGTTGATTAGATAACTCACATAGCCGTTGCCAATGCCACTGAGGTATATTGAGAACTTGCCCACCTTGACATCAAAATCTTCTGTCAGCGGACTAAAGCCAATGAAGTCACCCTGTGCAGTATAGGTGTTGACACCTGCTGTGGGAGCAGTGCCTGAGTCAAATGCTAGATCAAAACCACCTGAGTTGAGATACACAGGTATGTTGGCACCTGCGGCAGTTTTGAGATGCAGTTCAACGCAGTCTACACTTATGGTATGATCGCGATAGTATTCGTCTTTGTTGGCTGTGGTTGAAAAATCTTTCATCAATTACCCCATACTTCACGCATTTCAATAGTCAATGTGGTGATGCCACCAAAACCTGTGTCAAACAGCTGTTCTGGTTCTGCCAGTATGGCCTGAAAAGGCACATTGGTTATTGTCACAATGGTTGAGGATGGCACTGAAGTCACTGTAGGACACGAAAAGAACAGTGTGGCCACTCCACTACTATTGGCAGTGCAAGGTGATACACACATATAGACCTTGGAATGATTGTTGAACTTGAAGAAGTCTCCTGCTGCCAAAACATTCTTGTTGGCACCACAATTGGTCAATGTCACTGAAGTGGAGCCTCTTGCGGCTGTGCCTGATGTGTTCACGGTGTTGGTGGTTTGTGCGCCACCTGCTGATGCCGCTGTGATCTTGGTAAAGGATATCTTTGGCAGCACTATGTTGAATGAAAACTGCTGACCCAGTGCTTGACTGAGATAGCCTGTGATTGATCCTGCCTGCAGGGGTGTAAGGTTGCCATACTTGATGCTGAAACTATAATAACTAATGCCAAAGCCTACACGGCGTATCTTGCCTGAGAATGATTCTGATATCTGGCTAGGTGTGTTCACCTTGAACGTGACGCTTTGTATTTCTGGTGATGTGGGAAAATTGGTTGCTAGATCTGGCATTACATCATGCTCCTTTGACCACGCTCCAGCATGGCATCTGATATTATCTGTTGTATTACACCCTTGCGACTTGACAACAATTGATCAAAGCCCTGTGTGTCATTGGCCACAATGGTAAAGTTGACATTGACTGGTTCTTTGCCACCTAGGTCACTATTTCTAGTTATTGAACCAGTGGTGTTGGGAGTGAACAATTCTGGACCACTTTCACCAACTAGGTAAGGTGTGCCACCCATAACTGGTCCGCCCAGTGCTCTGCCTGAGTATTGTTGTGAACGTATCACGCTGACCTGCGCCATACCAGCGGCAATGGCACCAGCGGCAGCAATTAGACCAAAGGGGAATGGATATGTTGCTAACGCTTTGGTAGCAGCCTGATAGGTGTTCATGATGGCTGAAGCAATGTTTAGAGCCTTGCTGGCTTCAAAGGCCTTTTTGTTTTCTTTGCCTAGAGCCGCAAACATATTGGCAGCTTGATCAATACCAAATTGTGCTTTCTCTAGATCTGATTTCTTTTCAAAGGCAATGCGTTCTGCCACAATGGCCTTTTGACGTTCTTGTTGTCCAATCTTCTGCAACATGGCAGAATCTTCTGCGCTTAGAGCCTGTGCAATGCCTGATTGGTTGGCCATCAGCACGGTTTGAATCCTCTTGAGCTCACGGTCTTCCATCTTCTTGGCAGCGGCTTCAGCAATGGCAATTCTTTGATCCTGATAGTCTTGTTCTAATGACAGCAGGGTGCCCTGTAGAGCCTCTGCTTGTGCAATCAATTCAGCATTGCCTGTTTCACGTGCCAATATGGCAATCTTGTTGATCTCTTCAACCTTACGGCTGTATTCTAGATCCAACTTGAACACATCATCATATTTGGCACGCTCATTCTGTATGAACTTGTTGATGTTCTGTAGTTGTATTTGTTCTGCACGACCTGCATTGGCCTGTAGATCACCTTGATTGTTTATTTCAACTTCTGGTAATGGTGTCTCTCCTCTACCTGCTCTGCGAACATTTTCTAGATCACGGAACATCTTGGTAGTAGAATCAGTTTGGCTTTGTATAATACCTTCAACTAGTGATTTTTGCTTGTTAAACAATTCATTCTGACGTTTGAGACCCTGCTCTTTTTCAAGTTCTAGTCTTAGACTCTGTTCTTGAATTGGAGTCATTGTGAGATTGACTTTCTTTAGTTTCTCTGCTTCTTCTGCAATCAACTTACGGATGTCTGCTTCATCTTTGCCAAACTTCAAGATATCGCTTTGATAGCGTGTGTTCTGTTGCAGTTTGATTAGAGTGTCATCAAGAGCCTTGAGTGCCTTTTCTTGTTCTTGATTTAGTCGCGCCACTTCAGGTGGCAGGTTATTACGCAGTTCAGCTTCTTTGATCAAATTGGCCCGTGTGTTGGCTGCGATGTCTGCGGCTTTTTTGTCAAGGTCATCAAATGCACTGCCAATCTGATCTACCACAACTGCCGCACCAACAAGTCCAGCCACTGCACCTGCGATCTTTAATAACGGATTCTTGCCCAACACAGCATTCAACACACCTGCGGCTGTGGTTGCTATCTTGATAGCCTGATACATCTTGAGCATGGCGGCTGTGGCAGCAATCACCCCTGCTGTGATTTTTGTTGCCACAAAGAAGGTGGCCAATACGGCCATAGCCTGAGCGGCCAGTTTGATTGCGGGTATGACCTTTTCACGTATCACATTGCCAATGCCGCCACCTTCTAAGGCTGATTGTTTAAGTTCTTGTGCGATGGCAATGATGTAGGGTGCCAGTTCAGCCAAGGCAGTTTTTAACGCACCTTTGGCAATGAAACTCAATTCATCTAGTGCATCACCAGCCAGTTGAAAATTTCTAACGTCAACATCACTGAGTGCAATGCCCATCTTCTCAGCTTCTTCAGCAATACGCTTGGCGTTTTCAGCCACTTCCAGCAGTCTTGGTCCTTGCTTGCCCAATAGATCAATGGCCAATGCTGCTCGTTCTGCTGGGTTTGGTATGCCTTGCAGGCCTTGTGTGATCTTGGCTATCTGCTGATCAGCAGGTAATGTTGATAGTTCACGCACATTGAGATTCAATCTCTTTAGAGCGTCATTGGCAGGACCCGTGCCTTTGACCAATGCATCACCTATGTTGCCACGCAGTCTAAACAGAGCCGCATTGAGTTCATCTGCTCCTATGCCTGCCAACTGTGCTGACTGCTGTAGATATGTCAACTGCTGTGCGGACACGCCTAGGGCTTTGCCAAGATCAGCAAGATCGCCAATCTGATCTGTCACTGCTTTGAAACTCACTGCCAAACCAACACCTGCGGCAGTGATACCAGCCAATGCGCCGCCAACCAGACCACTCACCTTGTTCAAGTCTTTGAGTGCTGACTCTAGGTCATTGATCTTGCGTTCTGCTTGACTGGTGTCCGCCGTGATCTTGATTTCAGCCATTACCTGCTCCTTGATTTCTGTTGTGCTTTCTTGACTTCTTTGTTTTCCCAACTATAGAAAGCAGCCCAAGTCTGAAATTCTATAGTGGTCATATCAAATACCTGTTCTAACGTGAGACCCAGGTCTTTGCCCAAACGGCAGGCAAACATTAGGTCTGGATCTCCTATTAGTTTTTTTCCACTTGCTCCAAGTCCGCTTCTTCACCATTGGCTTCATTGATTTCACCTACCACACGAATGATCACGGCTGGATCTACTTCATTGAGCAGGATCATCTTGTCTGGCATTGTGAACATTTTGGTTCCGTCTTGATTGCGGGCCTTTACAACAAGACTCTCTACGAGAGCTTCTACTTGTTTGCCTTGGCTGGCTAACTCTATGAGCTTGCCTTGTTCTCTCAATGTCAGAGTGGGTTTGAAATAGATATCACATTCCCATTCTGGAACATGAACCCGTTTCATTTCACCTGAAATCCGTGTTCTGAAATGACTTGTTGCTTTGTCTAATACTTTACTCATTTGGTTTTTCCTTTTATTTGTGCGAGAGTTGGTCCTATGATGCCCTTTGGCGCCTGACGGCTCGCTCCAGCCTCTAGTCGTTGAATATAAGGAACCCTATTGCTTACTTCAAAATCTTGTTTGCTAGTCTTCTTGGTCCAAGCACCACGAGCACGACCCGTTTTAATAGGTGTATTGGCCTGTGCCAGCTGTTTGACCTGTTCAGCCAACTGCTGTAGGCCACGTTCAAGTTCACGGCTCAACATGGCCATGTCCTTGTCTATGCCCGTAATGCTTATATTGGCCATTAATTAGACATTGCCTGTGGTTGTGAATGCAACACCAAGATCACTGCCATCACCACTACCTTGGAATGATAGGCTGCCTTCAACCATACCATCCATTGTGCTGTTCACGGTATAACCTGTCAGTATGCAGTTGCCTGCAAAAGCGATGTCATTGCTGGCATCTGACTTTAGGTAGGCTACCACTGATACTATGGCATCACCCACTGAGCCTGTTGTGGGATTGAATGTGGTTTCAGCCGCATCAAATCCATCTGTGGCAGTGTCTGGATCAAAATAGAAATCAGCTGATCCACTGAATGATGCCAAGCCACCTAGATATGAGCGAACATCTTTGCCCATTGTGGTTGTTTCTATGGTGTCACGTGTTATTTCAACGGAGAAGTTTCTTAGACTAAGAACATTCTTGCCATTTACTTTGAGTGCACCGTCATTACCTGTTAATATAGCCATGATGGTCTCCTTATGCTGTGTATGCTATGCCAATATCACTGCCATCACCTGAACCCTGGAAGCTGATAGATGCTTCTACCATACCGTCCATACTGGAGTTCACTGTGAATCCTGTGATGATGCACTCACCTGCAAACTTCTTGCTGGTGGTATCTAGAAATAGTTCAATGGTAAGTGGTGCGTCACCTACTGAACCTAGTGTTGGGTTCAATGCGGCAACCACTGAAGCGCCACCAGTGTAGTTGGCATCATCAAAATAGATGTCTGCTGATCCACTAAATGATGCCAAGCCACCTAGATATGAGCGAACATCTTTGCCCATTGTGGTAGTTTCAATTGTGTCACGAGTGATCTCAATTGAAAAATTACGCACTGATGCGATTGCAGTGGGGGTGCCTGAGGCATTGTCAATTTTGACTACCCCGTTGTTTCCTGTTAGTATGGCCATTATTCGTCTCCTTGTTGGTTGATATTGGCTTCTTCTAAGGCTCTTACGGTGGCCTTAGACTTCACCGGGGGCTTGAGACGAATAACCTCTTCTCCTGCCTGTTCTTGAGATGTGGACCAGCCAGCATCTTGATATTGCGTTTGATCTTTTGGGTTGATAGATCTCATAACGCCATTCTTGTAAACCTGTATCATGTTAGTGTCCTCACATAGTTGTATTTCACACGTAGAGCCAAAGAGATTTCAGCCAATGGTGGTAGACGGTCTATGATGTCAATTGACACAATTTGACTATCTAGCACACCAGTTTGAACCAGCCCACGATAACGATCTGAATCTAGTGCTTCTTCAATGGCCTCTATGAGATCATTGCGCTTGCGATCCAGTTCGTTGCCGCGAACATAGGCACGGATTTCAAAATCCAAGGTGCCCATTCTCCTACCCGCTCCCGGGATTCCCATTGTGATTGTTTCACGTGTTTCTTGTCTTGGTGTAATCAGTATGGCAGGGAACTGCGTTATGGCAATTTCTAACACATTGAATGGCTCGCTGGTCACCAACACTGGCCTAGGGTCAGTGAGTGTTTTGAGAGTGTTCACTAGATCTTGACTGATCTGTTGGCGTAGATTCTGTGCCATTATCTCGTCAATCTCAGCGTTTTTGTGGGTGCCTTCTCATCCTGTGCCACTGTGCTGTCATTGTTGATGTCATACTCTACACCTTCACGAAGTATGAGATCCATTTCGTGTTCAAAGCGTTTTGAGTAGTAGTCCATCATGACCTGAAACTTGTCTGGTTCAGCACCTGAGAACTGCGTGAGTTTGGGGCAGATGTGATAGGCTAGGCTGTGATACACAGTGGCCTGTGTGAACTGCGACTCTGTCAGCAGATTAAAATTGGGCAGTGTGTTCAGCAGTGAAGTATGATTGCGTTGATATTGTTCCCACCAACGCACTTTGAGGACACGCTTGATTTCGCTTTCTGAACGTGTTAGTTCTTGATCCCAGTCTAGAACACCATATTCATCAATGTTTGCCTCAACAGATTTGAGGTCGTCATAGGTAGCGAATGCCATAAGCGTCAAGTCCTTCTTGATTAATTGTAGATACAGGTCCTTCCTGCATGTGTGTATTTAGTTCGTCCAAAAGAAAAGGCCTTTATAACGAGTATAAAGACCTTTTCAAACATTTTTAATAGTGTTCAGCTATGACCAATTGATTTAGGAGAACACCCTACGGGTATTTGTAGCACAATCACTGCTA